GGATTATATTGAAGACCAGTAATCTCGAAACCAATTCTAGGTAATGTGATTGCAACCGACGCGGGATCATTTCCAGGTACCGCGGCAACTCTTGCCAGAAATTTATCTTTAGGTCCGTATGCAAGAGGCACTCGAATGGACTGAGCCACTTCCCCCGCAGAGTTTTTACGCTCTACGGTTAGTTGATTGAATATCGTTCCAAAAGCAATGATAGCTTTACGAATGTGCTGGTGATAAAAATGCTGCTTCAAAAACATTATGCCGCTGTCCTTACTTGAACTTCACCGAATGGATTGAATGCTGTGAAATCTAAGAACTCGCCCGCTTCGTTTTCAAACTCATTAGTCTGATCTAAAGAATCAACGTTTGTTGTACCACTTTCTTGTAGGATAATTGAGTCGCCGGTATTCGACAGAACAAAATCACCAGACTCCATGATAAGTTGCCAATCAAAAATGTCTTGAGTTAAGCCATCGGTAATACCATCAATTTCTTCAAGGCCAGTATCGATAGTTTCAGAACTAAATTCAAATACTTGGCATGACATTCTATATGTGTAAATCTTCCCTAACTGGTAGAAAGGATTTAAAAAGTCCACGTAGTTGATTTGAAAAAACGTCTTTGTTTTAGGAAAGAATAATAGATCGCCTTCAGATGGTCGCTCTGGTAACTGTAAATTTTCTGCATTTCTACCAACAGATTCTTCCCAACGGCGTCTCGCGACAACAAAAGTTGCGGTCGATCTAAACTCAAAGCCGAACTTTGTTAGTAGTTCACCTTGACCTTCGAAGCCCTCTGTGTTTTCAAGATACATTTCCAATGGATATGCTTGGGTAAAATATGAAAGCGCATCTTCAAATAGAATTGGATCTTGGTTTGCTATGGTTCTAGGTAGATAGTAAACATCATGCCCATAAATCTTCATGCTTTCGATAATAAGGTCCTCCAACAAACGTTGTTCGTTTGTTGAACCTGATGTATTCCCTGATTGAAAGTAGAAATTGGTAGGCATATCTTATCCCACCATGAAATCGACGGGAAGTTCCGAGCTAAGTTGCATGTCTTGTTGAATCATCCGAATTTCTTCCACCGCTTCATCATAGACTTGTTGGCCGTTCATGACGATACCGCCCGGTAGTAGCATACCACCAAACTTCTTCATGTTATCACCCCATTGCTTTTTGATTAGCGCAGTTGCATACGTTTTTAGAAAACGGTCATCATATACTTGTGTATATGTATTTGGGTCAAGAATACGGTAGCATTCGACAATAATGAAATCGCCAGGATCAAAAACATCTTCCCAGTTGCAATGAATTTCTAATTTGTCAGTCTTACGATTATATGCAAACGACCTATCGCCCACTAGAAGCATGTCTAGCATCGAAAGGTATTGCTTCATCTGTGTATAATAAATCATGTCCGCGGATAAAAGATTATACATATCATTCATGCGGAATTGATATACAACATCAAACATGTTGTTTGCATTATTCATACCAGAGCTAGGTCCATTTACTGGCAATACTCTGATTACACCAATAACCGCATCAGGAATGGTAACATATCCATTCTGAATATCACCGGGAGTATAAAAAGCGGTTGGTGCTAATGTTCTACTAAAGCCAGACGTTTCACCTGTAACTGTTTCACTGGCGATAAATGTTCCAGATACTTTACTAATACTTAAAGTTGTGCCGTTAATAGAAACAACTTTACATCTTGCACCTGACGTTGCGCCAATCAGCATTTCGCCGTCTTCAAATGAGGGCGCAGATAGACCAGAAAATTTAAGTGTTGCGCCCGTAACCTGGTGTTGAAGATAAATTCTTTCCACACCATCAAAATGAAACTCTTGGAAATACTGCAATGCGTCATCGATGCGATCTTGTATTTGATCGTCATCGACATTAATTTCAATTACTGGAAAACCGAGTCTACGGAGACAGTAATCTATTAACCCTTGTCTTGATGAAATTGCCATAACGTGTCCTCTTTAGGACTATTTATAATGAACCCATATCGTAAACAGAGGGACTTGTGCCAGCAATATCTCCCAGGTCGATAGTTCCTGGAATTGTGAAAAAGTCTGGATTATATCCGCCAACTTCGATAATACTACCATCAGTCTTCTTTGAATATAGCGCACCATCTGCCAAATTAACAGCAAGCTCTCCCACTGCGATGTCAACGGTGCTTGGTATCGCACCAGTTGTTTCGCTTCTTTTAAGTTGGACTACAGTTCCCATTAGTTTAATAGTGTCCCAGCTGAATCATAGATGTTGATACGGAAATATGCACTTGAATTGCCGTCTAGTAAATCTGCATCAAGTCCTGACCCTGCGCCATCTACGGTCTTAATTGCATCAAGCATATTAGTTGCGGTGAATGCACCACCTAGAGATACGGATGTACCAGCAAGAGTGATTGCACTATTTGTCAGAGAACCATTACCGATATTCGATAGTGTATTTGATGCACCGCTGATTGTCTTGTTGGTAAGAGTTTCTGTACCAGCAAGTGTCGCTAGAGTGCCAGTAGTTGGTAATGTTACATTAGTTGCAGCAGTGGCAGTTAGAGTTGTGCTAAACGCACCAGAAGTTGCTAGAGTAGAACCATTGGCAAGTGTTAGAGTAGAACCAGTTGCTGGAGCAGTAATCGCAACCTTGTTAACAGATGTGGCAGTTGCTACGCCAATAGTTGGCGTAACCAATGTCGGACTGGTTGCAAATACGGCAGCACCAGTACCAGTTTCATCAGTTAAGGCTGCTAGGAGTTGAGCAGAAGTGAATGATCCAAGTACCGCTGCGTTGCCTACCGATGTGATATGCCCAGTTAAGTTCGCATTGGTCGTTACATTACCAGCAGTTAATCCAGAAGCTGTACCAGTTACATTGGTCATTACACCAGAAGCAGGAGTACCTAATGCTGGTGTTGTTAGTGTTGGACTGGTAAGTGTCTTGTTTGTAAGAGTTTGCGTTGCAGTAGTACCAACCACAGGAATATAATTGGTGCCGTCTACTGTGTATTCCCAGACATCACTAGTTTCATTCCATTGAAGGGCCACGTTAGTAGAAGTGCCACGTTCAACTTCGATACCCGCATTCTGACTTGGGGTGCCAGCTTCATTACTATTAAGTGTAATGATATTATCAGCAAGATTGATTGTTTCAGTATTTACTGTAGTTGTAGTTCCAGAAACAGTAAGATTGCCACTAACAGTTAAATCATTGAATGTAACGTTAGAACCAGTTCCAACTGCCTGACCAATAGCAACTGCACCATCAGTGATAGTAACACCTGTTCCTGCGCTGAAGTGAGCGCGGACATCTGTTGCACTTGGACCAGTATATGTAATTACACCAGTTGTATTGTTGTATGCTAGTGATCCATCGCCGCCACTATCTGTTACAGATACCGCACCACGCGCAAGAGCATCTGTATACTGTGTGATTGTTGTTGCGATAGCACCTGAAGTGATCGTGATACCTGTGCCGGCGCTAAAGTGTGCGCGAACATCGGTAGCAGATGGCCCCGTATAAGTGATTACACCCGTAGTGGAATTGTATGCTAATGCACCGTCGCCACCGCTGTCTGTTACCGAGACTGCGCCTCTAGCGAGTGCATCTGTGTATTGGGTAATAGAAGTAGAGATAGCACCATCAGTAATAGAAATACCAGTGCTTGCGCTAAAGTGTGCGCGAACATCTGTTGCGCTTGGTCCTGTGTAAGTAATTACACCAGTTGTGCTATTATATGCAACTGAGCCATCGCCGCCGGAATCTGTTACCGAGACTGCGCCTCTTGCTCTTGTATTTGTAAAGTAGAGGTTTGTTGAACCTTCTGTAATCTCGTCACTGTTATCTTTAGTCTGAATTGCCGAAGTAACATATGCTTCTGTTGCCAGAGGTTTACCACCTGCGGTAGTACCATCATGAACAACTACTGTATCTTTTGTTGTGTCGACCGTGACTTCACCCACTGCACCAGTAAAGGTTGAGTGCTGAACCGTAGTCCCTCGTCTAAGTTGTAAAATCGTTGCCATTTGTATCTCCTAGTCCACCATTTTAGGTACTATATGTTCCACCATCAAGAATGGCACCGTCTTTTATGTTTGCCAGAGTAGTTTTTAACAACTCATGTCCACCAGCAGTTGTCCCGTCATGCACTCTTATCGAATTGTTTGTTGTGTCTACGGTGATTTCTGCTTGTGCACCAGTAAAGGTATTGTGCTGAGTTGAAGTACCTCTTCTCAGTTTGACTCTTGCTGCCATCAGATGCTCCCGTAATCAATTGAGTTATACGCCAAAACATTATCTGTAATTAGACCGTAATCTAAATCTGCGTTTTGATTTAGGCGAACAACTGCGACACCTGGAGTTGTTGTGGTATCAACAGCGAAATCACCGAAGATGGTATCAGCAAATGAAATCGTTGCCACTGATGTTGCTGCACCACCATCGTTTACTTCAACTCCGCCAAGACTAACAACAGTACCATCAGTTTTTTTCGAGAAAATTTTCTTGTCTGTTAAATTTACCGCAAGTTCACCTACTGCCAGATCCGCACCAACTGGTGCCACACCGGCAACCTCATTTCTTTTGATTTGAACTACTGTTGACATTCGCTAATCCTATCCGTCTTTTGTAAAGTTCGATTCTTTCCAGTCAGACTCCTTGGCTTTCTTTTCGGGTGTAGTAGACGCAAGATTTGCTGCCTCTTCTAATTCCTGAATCTTGGCTGTCAATTCAGCCACGGCCTCGTTTGCTAAATTTAACTGAGTCTTTACCATGATATTATCAAGAGTAATTGCTTTAAGTTGTTCTGCCAAATTATTAATATACGAATTGATGAACTTAGTTTGATCCATTATGTATCTCCACAGAGTTGGGGTGGGACAGTCCCACCCCATTCTTATCTATTTATTAGTATGTTCCACCGTCGATATTACCGAACGAAGGAGCAACGCCTGAACCACCAGATTTTAGAACTTGTCCAGCAGTTCCAACTGCGGTTGCTTGGATAGCAGAAGTTCCGCTACCGAAGAGAACACCATTAGCAGTCAGAGTTGACGCGCCAGTACCACCGTTTCCAACTGTGATTGCAGACGCGAGAGACGAAATTGTTCCGCCTTCAAGGTTAGCAACAAGAGTAGCAATGGTATAACCAGTTGCCGCTGTGTTAACTGTTGTTGTTGGAGCAGCTTGTGAGTCCTTGAAGAGTCTCCACTTACCGTCCGAAGCATCGCGGAAGATACCTGAGTAAAGGTCTAGCGAACCGCTGGTATCATACATACCGAACAGACCGATGTCAACTGCGTCAGTTGCGTTATTGTCGTTACCAACAAATACGAGAGGGTCGGTTACAGACAGAGTTGTCGAGTTGACAGTAGTTGTTGTTCCCGAAACTGTAAGGTTACCAGCAACTGTTACGTTAGCACCCGAAAGTGTAAGAGCAGTTGTGCCACCCGATGACTTAATGTCATTTCCGGTAACTGTTAGGTCACCAGCAACAGCAACGTCTGCACCCGAAAGCGTCAGAGCAGTAGCAGTAGATGACTTAATGTCATTACCAGTTACGGTAAGATCGCCAGCAATAGCAACGTTTGCAGCATCAAGTGTAATAGCAGTTGCAGAAGATGACTTAATGTCATTTCCAGTAACTGTCAGGTCACCAGCAACAGCAACATCTGCACCCGAAAGAGTGATAGAAGTTGTTCCGCCATTTGCCTTAATGTCGTTACCGCCAACTGTTAGGTCACCAACAAGGGTAACATTTTCTGTAAGAGCAACAGTTACGCCAGCATCTTCAGAACCTGAACCTGTGATAGCAATTTGGTTTGCAGTTCCAGCAACAGTAGCAACATAGTTACCAGTTGTGTCGGTTCCAAGAGCAACCGAGTTGGCAGCAATCGAAGCAACACCTGTTTCGCTGATTGTAATGTCGCCAGAAACGGCAGCATAGATGTAATCGCCAATATCTTCAGCAGTAATCTTCTTGTTTGCAGTTGCCGAAGCATCATAAACAAGGAATTCGTCTGCATCAGCAAGTGATGTCAGAGCAGCAGCACCAGTAATATCAGCAGCGATACCAACTTGGTTGTCAGAAATCGTTGTCTTGATACCACCTGAACCAGCAAAAGTCAGAGTTCCACCAGTCGAGAAGGAATCCGTATTTGGAGTTCCTTGGTTGTCGCTGATTGTGAACGAAGACGAAGCAGGTGAGGAGAATGCGAGTTGACCTGAACCGTTTGTGGTAAGAATCTGACCGTTTGAACCGTCTGCGGTTGGAAGGATCAGAGTAAGATCAGCAGCAAGCGAATCTGGTGCCTTTAGAGTTACTTTGTTGGAACCATTATTTGTTGCTTCAGCAAAGGTTGCTTTGCCAGCAACTGTTGTTGTTGCGTCCACAAGACGAGCATCAACCTTGTCTGTGAAGTATTTACCACCGACAGCATGAATTGCGGCAGAACCACCTTCCATTGATTCGATGTAAAGTTTTGCACTTGCGCCGCTATTGCTTGCGTCTTGTGCGTATGCCATTTCACCTTCTAGGAGGTCCGTGGTTGCAGGAGCAGTTGCACCCGAGCTTCTTTTAATTTGAATAATTGTTGACATTTTAGACTATTCCTTTTTAGTTATTGTCTTTAGTATTAATAAGTTCCGCCGTCAATGGACAAAGGAGCAACATTTGTGGAAGGATCTACTGCTTCCCATTTTAGAGTCTCTGAGTTATAAATCAATGTATATCCATCCTGTAATCCTGCTGCATCAACATTCGCCAAAGTCTCCACCTTTTGAGCTCCGCGTGTGCTAACTACATTCGTATTTATAGTTTTAGAATTTGGAACGGTTACTTTTATAGCCATTATTTTGTTACCTCTGGATTAACTACTACAATTCCTTCGAGAACTCTGATAGTTTCTTCATCACTCACTACTTCAATATCGTAAACATATCTTCCTGCTTTAATTTCGGAAGTTTCTTCTGCCGTCAAAGATATAGTTACTTCTCCATCTAAGGGAGAAGTAATGGCTGCGGTAAAATCTATTGCGGTGTTTGTA